ATTTCAATGTAGATACCAATTGGTCAATACTTGATACGCCAGCCAAGTCTGGTGCAACAATACCTGCCAAACCTAAGTCACTAGATTTATATTCTGCACCATATTCTGCTTTTAAACCATTTGGCATGTACAAAGCAATTGTGTCTTTTGTTCGTTTTAGTCTGCCACTTCTACGCAAGCCACCACTTATACTTTTTGATAAACTATCATCTTGTCTTTTGAATATGTTACCAATACTCTCATCATCTTCTTGTCTTACAACACCATCGCTAAATTCTAAATTTGCTTTGTCAAATGTTTTGGTTACTTTTCTGTCAAATACTTGACCTGCAGGACCTACCTCTTTAATTGTTTCTTCTACTTCTTGTGGACCATGATACTTTGAATTAGTACGTTCAAATATATGAAACAATATATAATGACCATATTCCTCTGTGGTACCTAAGTTTAGTGGGTATCGTAGCGAACCATATGAGTATTCATTCTCGTTAGATTGATCAAAAGGATTTGAATTACTAAACTCTTTTGCTCTACTATTACGAATTGGTGCTGATGATGAAACAGTAGCGGTCTTATTTAAAACACCACCTACCAGTTTGTTTATTAGTCTGTCTGCAATACTTGCCATAAGACTATTTATGTGTTATAATGGAGGAATCGTTGACCAATGTTTGAGTATATCTTCCGTAATGATTTGAAACCCATATCCTTTTCTGTCGCAATATTTCTTACATGCTTTCCATTTTGCGTCATTGATTACATATTGTTCAGCATTGTATTTCCATGTTTTAGTTTTACGTTTTGGCACAGTAGGTGGTACAGTATGTTTCTTTGGTTTGATTTCCCATACTGTTTCTACAACCTCACCTTTATTGTTTCTATATCGTAACCAACAATCAGGAAAGTATCGACTTATTCTATTAGTAAGTGGGTGACGATATGGTACAAACATTTCTTCACTTGCCCATTTCAGTATTGATGGATTAGTGTCTAGATACTTGAACACAGTTAGTTCCCAAGAACTACGATATATGATATTTGTAGGGTCACCCTTATATTTTGATGGGTTCTTAGGTCTAAACTTGCCTTGTACCAGGATTCTATTAGACATTCTTTTTATCTTTCTCATTCTAATTATTTAGATAAATAGTTGGATGGCAAGTATATTTGATACAATTAGACAAGCGGCAGGTGATAGAGACCTATCTATCAATTGGTATAAAAAGAAAGTAGCAGACCTATCAAACAGAATATCTGCAGCTCGTCTTATGCGTGATAATAAATTAAAGAAAGCACCCACATTTAATAAGTTGCATTTCTTTAGGTATGATCCTAAACTCAAAGCAACATTGCCATACTACGATACGTTTCCACTTGTTATGCCAATACAAGCAGCAAAAGGTGGTTTCTTAGGTATTAACTTTCATTACTTACCAATACCACTTCGTATGAGATTATTAGAGACACTTGATAGAAGAGGTTTTACAGGTAATTATTCTAAACTAAAAAACATTAGAGAAGTTAAACCAACAATTAAACATTACCTAAGAAGACAATTCGTTAGTGGTTTTTTAGAACTGGAAGAGGATGATTATGCGCCTGCAATCTTTATGCCAGTAGCACAATTTAGAAAAGCAAGTGCTAGTCAAGTATGGCGTGATAGTAGGAGAAAAATATAATGGCTAAATTAGGTGACCCAACAGATTTTAGTTATCGTGTTAATAAGATTATAAAGATTGTTGATGGTGATACAATAGATGTAATGTTAGATTTAGGATTTGATATCATGTATAAAAGTAGAGTAAGACTATTTGGTATTGACACACCAGAGAGTAGAACCAGAGATAAGATAGAAAAGAAATATGGTCTTATGTCTAAAAAGTTTTTACAAGACGAATTAAAATCAGCAAACAAAATATCTATCAAGACTTACAAAGGTGAGGAAACTGGTAAGTTTGGTAGAATATTAGGTGATGTATTTGTTGATGGTAAATCTGTTAATATGAAAATGGTTAAAGCAGGACATGCTGTACAATACTATGGACAAAACAAAAGTCTAATAGAAAAAGCACACATGAAGAATAGAGAAAAACTAAACAGGAATAGTAATTTATCAGGATAAGACATGGCAATATTTAGAGGCGGAAAAAGAGTAGGACCATTTGATATAAGAATAGGTTTACCTAGAGGTAGAGAGTATGATAATATACCTGGTGATCCTAGACTAAAACAAAGAGCAAATCCAGAAACAACACTAAATCGTTTCAGGTCTGCAATATCTAAAGCAGAAGGTGTTGCTCGTAATACTCGTTTTCTAGTCAACATTAATCTACCCAAAAATGATGTGTTAACACAAGCATTAAGAGATAGAGAAATTGCAACATCTAGTTCAGTAGAACCTGGTGCAGGACCTGCTGGTATGAGAACTAGTAACAAAACAGCTAAATTACAATACGAAAGAGATTTAGGACAACAAATAACTTTGATGTGTACTAATATCACTATGCCAGCAAGAACATTTACTACAGCACCATATCGTATTGCAGGTGCCCCTTACAAGTATCCAACAAGTGTACAATACAGCGATGTGACTGCTACATTTATTGGTGATAAGTTTTTAAGATTAAGACAGTTTTTTGAAGTTTGGCAATCTACCATGTATGATAATCTAAATGGTATGTTTAACTTCTATGATGATTATATAAGTAACATAGATATATTTCAATTAGGTCAATTTGATAGTTTGAATGATAGAGATAGTGTAACATATGGTGTGAGAATGAGAGAGTGTTTTCCATCAACGATTGGTGATATACAATATGATAGTGGTGGTAACAATCAATACGTTGCAATCAATGTAACATTCTCATATAGAGATTGGCTAAACTTTGATTTAGATATAGACAGCACAGGTAAGGTAGGCGGACTATCTTCTGGTGTTGTAAAACCTGGTGGTGGATTCTTATCTGGATTCCCACCTGAATTAAGAAGAACAGGAAGAGGCGTTATAAATCAATTAAAACGTTCTATTCCAATTGGTAAGGTATTTGGTGGTAAGATATTTCCACCATTTACATTTTAGTATATAAAGGAGATAAATTATGGCATTGCCTATATTAAATACACAAACATTTGAGTTGAACATTCCTTCAACAGATGAAAAAATAAAGTATCGTCCTTTTCTCGTTAAAGAGGAAAAGATATTACTTCAAGCGCAAGAGGGTTCTGGTGATGAAGTAACGGACTCGATACTACAAATAGTTGATAACTGTACATTTGGTAAAATAAATGTAGAACAGTTACCATCATTTGATATTGAATATATCTTTTTAAAGATACGTTCTAAATCAGTAGGTGAGAAAGTTACACTAAACTTATCTTTCCCTGGTGATGAAAAAGTAAAAGTACCAACGGAGGTTGATTTGTCTAAAATAATAGTAGAGATGGATGATGACCATACTAACCAAATTAGTTTAACTAATAATGTTAGTGTTATTATGAAATATCCTACTGTTAAGACTTTTCAAGGTATGGACTTAACAAAATTTACTGCTGATGACACAATTGCTTTAACTGCTAATTGTATTCATCAAATAGTAGATGGTGTTGAAACATATGAAGCAAAAGATTTAAGTAAGAAAGAAATAAATGATTTTCTAGAAAACTTAACACAAGCACAATTTACTGCTATACAAAAATTTTTTGCTAGTATGCCAAAACTATCACATGATGTAATACTAAAGCACCCTAAAACTAAAAAGAAGGGTACTGTTAAATTACAAGGTCTTCGAAGTTTTTTTTAATATGCCTCTCGCATATAAACCTCGAAACCTTTTATGATTTGAATTTTAAGATGATACAGTTACACCACTGGTCGTTAACTGAAATTGAGAATATGTTGCCTTATGAGCGTGAGGTTTATCTGACTTTACTAAATGAACATGTAAAGAAAGAAAACGAAAAGATGAGAGAGGCGCAAAGTAGAAGGAGATAACATGGCTGAAGAAAAAGTAATAGTACAACAACCACACCCAGCTGATACAAATGGTGATGGTAAAGTAGATAAAGTAGAGCATGAGATGTATCTAGAGTTTAAGAGAAAAGAACTTGAAGACGCTG